CTAACAATGTTTTAGTGTTCTTGCGCTAAGATTCATCGGCTCTCAGGCTTCCTATGTGTTGGACCCTCTTCGCATGGGAAGTTTGTGTTTTAGGGGGTAAGAATGTTACTGGCAGAAGATAGAAAAGCTTTGTTGACTACGGTCGGCTATGAGACTTGGGATGAGCAGGACAATATCCTGAATCACAAGGCTCGTATCAAGTTGGTTGCGGGTGGTGAGCGTGCTGGTAAGAGTTTTTTGGGTGCTTTATCGATCATAAACAGGATCGATGAGTTTGAGAGTGGCGATATATGTTGGTTAGTTGCTAGGGATTACGAGAGAACTCGTGCTGAGTGGAACTATTTGTCGGAAATCCTGACCAAGTTAGGTTTTTTGATAAGGCAGACCAAGCGAATTGACCCCGGACAGATGGTTGTGGCGTGTGGGACCAGTGAAAAGCCGGGAGTCTTCACGATCAAGACTAAATCTGCCCAAGACCACCGTAGTTTGGCGATGGAAGCCCCTCGAATGGTGGTTGCCTGCGAGTCTTCGCAGATAGATTACGAGAGTTTCTTGAGGTTGCGTGGTCGTATTGCGGAAAAGCGTGGATATCTGTTCCTTGAGGGGACATTTGAGATGTCGTTGGGTTGGTATCCGTCGCAATGGGAGGCTTGGCAGTTCTATAACCCGGACGATGACGCTGTTTCGTTCTCGTTACCGTCTTGGACCAACAAGGTTGTCTATCCGGGTGGAAGAGAAGACGAAGAAATCCTAGCGTTAGAGCGATTACACTCTGAAGACTGGTTCAATGAACGTGTTGCTGGTAAACCTGCCCCACCAAAGGGGCTTGTACACAACATGTTCGATATAACAACTCACATATCAGATAAAGCAGAGTACATCGAGGGCGAAGCTGTCCATTTATGGGTAGATCCGGGGTATTCGCAGGTCACAAAGTCCGCATATGCAGTGGTAGCAGTGCAGATTATCGGAGATCAGGTCAGGGTTATTGACGAAATCTACGAAAGAGAAAGGATTACAGAGGAAATAATCGAGATATGCCAGATGCGACCGTGGTGGAAAGACGTACAGCATGGTGTTATCGACATCGCCGCACACAACATAGGCGAATCAAGACCTGTTGATACTTGGCTTGAGAAAGCAAAGCTGTATATGCAGTCAGAACGGGTCGGAATCATGGACGGAATCGAAAGGTTCAATACGTTCCTGAAAGATAATCCGTCAACTAAGCAACCAAACCTAATTATTAACCACAAGGCTAGGGGGCTAATCTCCGAATTAGGTGGCTGTGCGAACCCGTTTGACGATCAAGTCCATGTGTATACATGGCGCACAGACAGGAATAATAATGTTATTGGAAAGCAACCAAGAGATGCTTTCAATCATAGTGTTAAAGCAATAACCTACGGGTTAGTTGTAAACTTTGGGTATGCTAGGGCAGCAGGCGCAACAAAAATAATCACAGTAAACAGGTGGTAATGTGGCTAAAATTGATGACCTAATTTCCCAGATAGAAGAAGTCTGGGAATCTCCGGGTTTTCGTACCAGAAGGACTCGCATGGAAAGCGATTACGGTCTGTACCGTATGAATCCATACGAAGCTGGTAATGGCTACCAAAGCTACACATCAAACGCCCCAAAGATCCTCGCAGATAAGATCATGTCTTACCTGTCAAACGCCCAGATGTCGGTACGAGTACCCCTCAGTTCCGAGGTTGATGACCGTACTCCCGGCACTCTCAAGGAAAAATTTGTTATCGGCGCACTCAACCTTGCCGATGAACGAATGCAAAGATACGGGCAACCGTCCATAAGAGAACAGCTATCGTTTTATGTGACCCTGCGTGGATGGTATGCAGGACGAGCCATGCTGAATAAGCACGAAGATGGCTCTACATATGTTGACATAACGCCACTTGACCCCTTGCACATTTGTTACGAGATGGATGACCAAGGGATTGTTTGGCTTGCACACAGAACAAGACGCTCACCTACTGCCGTAAAGCGGTCTTACAATGTCGATGTTGAACCCTTGATCGAAGGCGAAACATCATCAGGGGTTTGTGTTTGGGATTACTACTCAAGAACAGAAAATGCCGTTCTTATTCGTGGTGATGACGATACGATAAAGTACGGCAAGCGTCTTACAAAACACAACGTAACCGACGTAAACGGCAACCCATGCGCTCCTGTATTCCTTGGCGCAGTTGGTCCAGCACCTTGGGTGCAGGATGATTTGTCAGGAGATGACACCGCAAGAGATTACGGTGAGTCCATATTCTCTGCCACTCGAACCCTTTACGAAGATTACAACTTCGCTATGAGTGCATATAAGACACTTGTTCGGCGCGCTGTAAGGCGACCATACAAGATTGTTTCTCCAGATGGGACTACAACTCTTGATACCGATCCGTGGCAGGATGGGTCAGAAGTTCCATTGCCAGCAGGAACTGATATCCGCTTGATGGAAGAGATCACAATGCCCCTTGATACAGGAGCATTTGTAGGCTTGGTGTCAGGTGAATTGCAGCGTGGTGGTTTATCAAACGTAAGCTACGGGGAACTTCCTTTTGCAATCTCAGGCTTTGCGGCAAAGATCCTTCAAGAAGGTTCTGCCCACCAGATCGAGCCACGAATAAAAGGCATGACTGCCTGCTATAAACAGATCTCTGAAATCGTTTCAATGCAGTACGAAGCTGGTGGCTACAACCCTCTTGAAGTAAGAGGTCGCCATAACGACATTGCTAGCTACTTCAACCAAGAAATAAAACCTGCTGACCTTGAAGGAGCAGGTGCGATTGATATCAAGTTCGGTGTGCGTATGCCACAGGACGAGCCACAGCTAATTACTATGGCGCAGATGATGCGTGAAGGTGAAAAACCTCTTGCTCCAGACGAGTGGATTTGGGAGAATGTCTTACAGATCAGTGATATAGAACAGTTCCGTAATTCAATTTCGGCACAGCAAGCGCAAGTAACAGAGCCAAAAGCCCTGTTGCTTACTTTGATCGAAGGTCTAATGCAAACGGGCGAACAAGAAAAAGCCCTGATTTATGTAGACCTTCTGCGAAAAACACTCAAGCAAGACCAGCAAGAAGAAACTGCTCAAGACTTGCAGTTCCAGCAGTTACTAAATTCTGTTGGTATGACTCCTCCGCAGGGTGGACAGGGTGCTGCTCCACAGCCTCAAGCCCCAAATCCTAATCCGGGTGGTACAGGGAGAAGCCCTATGGACGTATCAGGTGGGGTAATATCTTCACAGATGCAAGGCTTCCAACGAACTGGCGATCCTCAACAGGCTCCACCGGGAACTCCGGGCGGGGCAGGACCAAGAGTTAATCCTCTAGGGAATATATAAATATGGCTCTCTATAATGTTCGGGTAACTACCCTAGATGGGCTAAGTGAAATTGTCCCTGTTCATGCAGATAATATTTCGGAAGCAAGGCGTAAAGCAGAAAGCCAATCGGAGTATGGGTCAAGAGCCACAGGAGTTCCAACGCTAGTAGCACCGCCACCGGGTTTTAATCTCGCACAAGCGCAGGCCGCTGCCGAAACTCGTATAGCAGACCCGAGAGAGCAACAGCCCACGTTCTCGACACCGGGGAGTGATTCGTTCACAGCGATGGTAGCTTCAGTCGATCCTAACTACGACCCGACTGGTGGTGCGTATAGCACAACCAACCTTCCGGTGGAGCCGTATGACCCGACTGGTGGTGCGTATAGCACATACAGGCCCCCCACTATAAGAGAGTACGACCCGCTAGGCGGGGCTGGTTTCGATAGCAATAGGCTAAATGGTGGGGCAAGCCCGATAGGTTATGACCCAACAGGTGGTGCATATTCAGGAATGTACGGAGAAACCTTTGTCCCGCCGCCTACCGGCAGAGTTCCGGGCTTTAACCCCCCCGCCGCCGATCTGAGTAACCAACTAGCTTACGCAGACTACGCAGACAGTCAAGGAATGTACGGAGGGGGAGCCGGTTACGAGGATATCGGTCCTGTGTACGACCCGCTAGGTGGGGCTGGTTTCGCTCCTGTATTGCCCTACTCAGGACAGGGTGGGAGTAATACTTTTACTGGCTCTTATGACCCGATGGGAGGAGGAGAGGGTGAGTTCGATATTATTGATGCCGCTGCTGCTGCCAAAGAAAAAGATAGATTGGCTAGAAGGGCTGAAGAAGAAAAAGCAAGAAAGGCTGATGAGATAGAAGCGCAGAAACAAGCTTCGCTTCTTACTGGTCCAGTGCGTTCGTGGGATGCCAAGCTTGGAGACATAACCATAAACCCTGACGGTACTGTAAACCTGCCTACTGATATGTGGAGAAATGCTTCTCCCAAAACACTTGGTAGGGGTGGGGAACAATCAGTAGCAGATCAACCCATCGGCAGAGAACAAATAGAAGATGCAATACGAAGAATTGCAGAACTAGGTGGCAGAGATGACCTAAACCGTTCTGTTAGCAATATGTTGCAACAAGCAAGGAACTATTACTCCAGTACTCCAAGAGGGGATAACACTTGGGATAAACACATTGATTCAGGGCTGATTGATGGGAAGCTATTAGCCGATGCTGGATTCAAAGCTACATGGGCTGGTTTTGCAGATGAAGTTCTAGGTGCTAAAGAAGCAGTCATAGAAACCCAGATACCGAAAGATCCTACTGTTCCGTCTGCTTGGCAAAATAACCCAGATGGGTTCAACTCTTATAGTGATGCACAAAAAGCAGACATTATTGCCAATAATTTAAAGAGCCACAAAGAAGTTCAGGATTTCTATTCTTCTCAATCAGTAACGGGTGATGGTGTATCAGTAACGGGTGATGGTGTAGCTGACGCAGCAGCAGCAGCAGCAGCAGGCGCAGGTGATTTGGCTAAACAATTGGAGTCTGGTTTTGATGCGCAAGCCCTTTACGATGTCGGCAAAGATGTCGAGGTTTTTAAGGAACTTCCAGAGTTTACAACCAAAGGCTTTGACTTTGGGCAGTTCGACGGTCTGACTAGCATGGAAGAACTTGAGGCAGCAGCAGGACTAAGAGGAGGAGGGCTAGGTCCGGGAGAAGGCGGTCCTTACG